GGCATTGACGACGACGGCGATCTTGGCCTTGAGCTGGATGATTTCGTTGTTTGCAGTGGACAGAGAGCCCATGAGGTAGACGACGCAAGAGAACAGGATCGGGATACCGGCGAAGACGATCTTCTCGACCAACGCCCCCTTGCTGGCGCTCGCGGCCATCTCAAGGGCGATTTTTTCCTGCTTCTCTTCGGTCGTGCTCATTTATCCGCCTTCCCATCGAGCTTGTCATAGATGCGCTGGAACATGGTTTCGATGTGCGCCATGCGCTTGTCGAGGTCGTCACGGCGCACATAGCTTATGGGAAGGTCTACCTCAATTTTGTGAAGATCTCCCTTCAAAGATTGAACAGAGTCCCATAGTTGACGCGCGAACCAGCCACCGGCTGCGATGGCCGATCCTGCGACAAGATTTATGAGATTCTGCGTGTCCATCACGGAGTCTCTGGCCAGGTTACATCCCACGGAAACCCAACCTGCAACGGAACATCGCGAAGCGCCTGACGGTAGGTCGTCCATGCCGCCTTGTCGCCGGGAGCGTCAGCAAGCTGGGTCCAGTCGCAAGCAGTCAGGCGATTGTTGCGCTCGGCACGAACCGAAGTAGCCTTTGCAGCTGTATCAGCAGAAATTTCATCAGCAGACTTCGGGATTATGTCCCAGCCAATCGACCACAATCCATTTATGAGGGACGGTGCCTGTTGCTGTATCTTATGGGTGCGGGTGTCAACCGTAGGTTCTGGCTGAACTGTGACCTCAACCAACGTATAACCGAGATTGGCGGCCGTCTCAGTGGTTGGGAACACCGAAGGAAGATCGGGGTCGCTTCCGTAGTTGGTGAAGGGGTTTTCCTCCATCAACGAGCCATGGGTGTATGGGAATCGGATCAATTTAGATCCTTGAACCTCGGCATACATGCTCATTTCGACCTCGCATTGATCGTGACCGTGGACGTATTGCGGTCGATGGTTAGCTCGCCATCGCAGCAAATGCTCCAATCTTCCCCAGTTTTTTCACCCCAAGACGGAACATTGATGCGGACCTGCTTGGCAATATACTCTTTTTCGCGATCAAAGACACGCCAAACATGATCGGGCGTTCCCCGACCCGGCTGGCCCGCAGTTTTGTTGTAGCGGATGGCGAAGCGGGCCATTAGATGACCTCCACATCTGCCTGAACATGTTCCGTCAGCCCGATATTGAAGTGAATGAACCGCAGGGGCTCAGACCCGGCATGGCGGGTGAAGGCATGGGGAAGCCACGAATTGGTGAAGACCAACAACCCCGGTTTTGGCGCAAAGTGAAACCCATTACTTGCATAGGTTATGTTAGCCATGTCGGCTTCGTTCGGGCCAGTGGCAACTTTGCCGGGGCGAGGATCGAAGAAGGTGATGGCAGAACTGTCTTCAGGCACATCCAAAAAGTAGAAGCCCACCATTAGGACGCCGGAATGCGTATGTTGATCCATGCCTGAGTGCTTGTGATGCTCTTGGCACCACATGGATTCAAAGTATGCCCCCATACCCGACGTGGCGTAGCCCTGATCCGTCAGGATGTCGCCTGCCGTGATTGCCGTGAACTTGGCGAAGTCAAACAGGCGCTGATCGTCCTGTATGGGGCCGGTCATTCGAACAGGATAAATGTCGTTCTCAAGAGGCTTGTCGCCCAAAGCATCCATTGCAACCGTTTTGACTTGTTTGATGAACTCAGGTTTTTCAATGCTGTAGACATGCGTCGGAAACGCCAGTGTAGTCTCAAGCTGCATCTTTTTCCCCTCTAGATGTCAGCAAGAGATTGGGCGAATTTTTCAAAAGGTCAATCTTGTTCTCAGCCTTGGTCAAAGATGTCAGCACATTTGATATGTGAGGAACGATACCGTCCTCAAAGTCAGGATGCCTGCGCATGGCCTCAAGTTGATCCTGCGGAATCGTGCCTTGCGTCAAAAGATAGTTCTCAATGCGGGCTTTGAACTCGCCGAGCCATTCACCCCGCTGCGCGGCTTCAGTAGCCTCAAGAAGCGGAAGATGCGCGTACTGTCGTTGCGGCTCCAGTTCATCCATAAGAGACTTGATTGTCTCAAGCTCTTTTTCAGCGCCAGCAAGAGCCAATTCAAGAAGCCCTTCGCCAGATTTAAACTCAATCAAATCGGCTTCGACAGTTAAACGCTCAATCTCATCAACGGCCTCAACCATACGCTTTTCAAACTCAAGCGCCTTGATTTTGCGGCGAATAATTTGAGCTTTGGTATGTTCATGCTTGATTTGAATGTCGAGCAATTGATTGTAAAGAAGCGCCCATGCTCCATCTGCCGTATGACATGACCCGGCAATGAAGTGACGAAGCTGGAAGTCGCTGTTGTTTCTGTGAGGTGCGGAGTGCATGTGACGATCTTATGAGTTTACGCAAGTTGCCCAAGATACGCCTGAACTAGCTTGAGAAGCTGAACTTTGTGCCGCCACACCTGAAGCGGTACTGGCGCAAGTGGCATAAGTGTATTTATTTCTAGTGGCAACAATTACGCAGGCAACAATACCAAGTGCAAATATCCCACGAGTGCTATTCCCAGCAGCAGACCCATAATATGCCGCTGCGCTGGCAACTCCAACGCCGCAAGCTGTGCTTGTGCAGCAAGAATAAGTATATTTGTTCCTTACATTCGAATATGACGGGCATTGATAGCCCAGTGCAAAAATTCCTCTTGTTCCATTGCCCGATGCCGACCCGGCGTAAGACTTTAAGCTTGAGGCGGCAACGCCTACAGCAGTGCTGGCGCAACACGCGTATGTATATTTGTTTCGTACTGTACCAAAATTTCCAATAGCAAATATACCACGCGTTGTGTTTCCAGCAGCGGAACCACCGATGGAAGTTGCGCTACTTACAGCCACCCCCGATGCGGTACTAGTGCATGTTGCGTAAGTATATTTGTTTCTTGTCGTGTTATAGCCAAGGGCAAAAATTCCACGCGTGTTATTTCCAGCAGCGGCACCCTGATTGCTATTTGCACTTGATGCAGCAACACCGCAAGCCGTGCTGGCGCATGTGGAATAGGTATACTTGTTTCGAACTGTTGATGGGCACCCGCCAACTACACCTAGCGCAAAGATACCTCGCGTACCGTTGCCCGCAGCAGCGCCACTTCGTGATGCAGCACTAGCTGCGCCAACACCAGAAGCGGTGCTAGCGCAAGTTGCATAGGTATATTTATCGCGAGTGGTCGAGGGGCCAGCGCAAGTAATACCAAGCGCAAAAATGCCAACTGTCCCGTCACCACCGCCACCAGCCGCAGACGCACCAAATCCAAAGCCTTGCGCTGAAAAAGCTCCACGAGTGATTACAGCAGGCATTGTATCCTCACTTGAACTGAGTTTGAGAAGCAAAGATAGTGTACGCTGCGCTTCCCGTTTTTACGATAGTGTAAGTGTAAATATCAACGCCAGACGCATTGCCCGCCGACCAAGCGGTGCCACCCTGATATTTGGGCGTAACCGACGTGCCATCAACAGTGATTGCGTTGTTGTAGTAGGCAGTCGCGCCTTGCGTCACAAGGAACGCCACGGTGATGCTCTGGCCAGTCGTCATCGCCGTATTAAGCGAAGTGCCAGACGACGCCCTAAAGTTCACGGTCCAGTTCGCAGAAGCGTTGGTCGTGTAGTAAAGGACCGATTGCGTCGTCACATCATAGTTGATCGTGCCAGTCGCCGCTGTGGCGCTAATCGTCGCCACCTCCGCAGCGTTGGTTATCACTGACGACAGCGCCGCAGTCGTTCCTGCCAGCGTCAGCGTCGTGCCGTTTGTGGTGATGCCGCTGGTTTCACCCACCACAGCAGCATTGTCGTATAGCAAGCGCGTCGAGGTGCCGCTGGCAAGCGTGGTCGTGCCTATGGTGATCGTCGAGGGGCCAGCAGTTCCGGTAGGCCCAGTTGGGCCTGTGGGACCAGCAACTGACGAAGCGGGGCCCGTCGGCCCAGTTGGCCCGGTTGGTCCAGCCACTGTAGAGGCTGCGCCAGTCGGGCCAGTCGGGCCAGTCGGGCCTGTGACACCAATGCTTCCAGTTGGCCCCGTAGGCCCAGTCGGGCCAGTCGGGCCAGTCGGGCCGGAACCGGGATTTACGAAAGAAAGATTGCCCGCACCATCCGTCTTGATGACTTGACCTGAAGTGCCATCCGCAGTCGGATACTTCAACCCAGCCGGGTTGTTCATCAACCTCTTAACTACACCTGCGGAGTTCTTGGCGTAGATCGCCATGTCGCCGGTGTAGTAGTTGATGGCTAGTTCACCATTGGTGAGACTGCCAGCATCAGGCGCCAGCCCCGACGTAGCGGTGCGATAGAGCTGAATGGGGGTGTAGCCTGATGCCGCCATTTGAGAACCTCAAGGATTATTCGGCTGCGATTGTACTGGATTCAGGGGTTGCTGTCACGAACTCAAGGTTTTTGCGTAGACGCTCGTTATCCGGCTCCTTTTCGACCGCGATCTTGGCCTGCTCAATGGATTTCTGAAAAAGGCCAAGGTTCCAGGCCGCGATTGAGGCCAGATCGTGTGGCTGAGCCCCCCAGACAGCAGGGTCGCAGGTATAGACCATCATCCGGTCGACTATCTGCAAGGCGCGCATGGCGTAGGCGTAGCATTCCTCCCACCGACACTGGCGATACATAAGCATAGCCAATTCGCACCAGGGCTCTCGAGTATTCGGCGCCTCAGACGCAGCCATGTGAAAAGCCTTCTCAGCCTCCCATGGCTGATTGAGTTCACTGTAGCACCGCCCCATGACCCTGTAGGCGTAGCAGCGCTCGTTCTGCCATGTAGCCTTGGGGAGCGCGAGATAGGCCTTGCAGGCGTCGATGCTCTCCTGCCACCGAGAATGGAAGCTAAGCTCTCGAGCGTAGTAGAAGGCATTACGGGGGCACTGCGGATCTTCCTTCACCGAAAGGTCGAGCAGATCCATGTACTGGCCACGGCTCTTGGTCGGATCCGGCTTGTGAACAGCCAGAAGCATGTCAGTTTGAGCATAAACCTCTTTGATCCGCCCGTCCGGGACAGGGTATTCATGGCAGGGGTGGTGCCACATGTAGCCGTGCTTGGCGTGGATCTTCTCGTAATAGAAGCTGATCCCGCATCCCCAGTCGAACATGTAGCGAAGGCGGGTGGTCTCGCCTTCCTTCCAAACACGCTCAATTTCCTCGCGCCAGCCGGGCTCTAGAAGCTCATCAAGATCGAGGCTGATACATACAGTATAGTCCCGAGGTATAAGGGCAAGAGCAGCATTCCTAGCCAGATCAAAGCGCCAAGGGCTAATACATATGTCGTGAACTGTAGCGCCACATCTACGAGCCAGCTCCACCGTGTCATCCGTGCTTCCCGTGTCCGCGATGAGGATCATGTCCGCATCTTTGGCAGATTCGCAGAACCGCTCCACGAACTGCGCTTCATTCTTGCTGATTGCATACACGCATATTTTCATGACCTATCTACCCCTCCCAAGGCGCGAGACATTTACGAAATAGGCTGAACTTCAACCCATGACAATCCTGGTTCATCCCAACGATGCAACTTCCCATCGTCAGGATAAGTTACCGGAGGCTCCCACAGCCATGTCGTCTGGTTCAACGTCCATGACGCATAGGGTTGCGGCGCGTAAAACACATCATGCGTCGCGTCGTAGGTATACCCAATGCCAGCATAGTTGCTACGCAGAGCTACGCCGCCATCTGGCTGACCATCGGGTCCATAGTGGACCCCGCCACGGGTGTTGTAGCTGGTCTGTATCCACTGACCGGGCGAGCTATCGACAAACGTGTCGAAGAACTCAGGTTCAGCAACGATGACTTGGATGACTTTGCCGTCTAAGCACTTCGCAAAGTGGCTCATGCCGTGTAGCTCCCTGAAACCGTAAACGTCAGAATTGTGTTGCTGCCGCTGGTGGTCACTGTAGGCGAACCTGTTGTGATGCCGCTGTAATTAGCAGTTGGGACGGAAAGAATAA